CAGCTCCTCCTCCTCCTCCAACTCCCCCTTCAGTAACTGTTCCATCTGCACCTCAATCATTTGCTGCAGACGTTTCAACAGTTGGTCAAATTGGTTTATCTTGGGCAGCACCAGCTAGTAATGGTGGGGCTGCTGTAACTAGTTATGCCCTTCGTAATGGTGCAACACTACTTCAAAATACTGCAGCAACATCTTACACACATACTGGGCTATCTCCATTTACAGATTATTCTTATACAGTTACCGCTGTTAATTCAGCTGGGGAAGGGGCTGCTGCATCTTTAACTGCCAAAACCATTGGTGGAATTTTTAAAGTATGGAATGGTTCTGCTTGGGTGGTCGCTTTACCTAAAGTGTGGAATGGTACATCTTGGGTAGATTCTCAAGCAAGAGTTTGGAATGGGTCTCAATGGAGCTATGGAATTTAAAAGATTGACAACTTTATGCTTTTAGTATATAATATTACCAAGTACTATAGACAGGAGAAATAAAATGGTACTCAAGTTAACAAAATCACAAAAAGAAATGGTGCAATCCTATGGTCGCTCATTTTTAGGTGCAGCACTTGCACTATATATGGCAGGTAATACAGATCCATTTACATACCTATATGCTCTAGTTGCTGCATTTGCACCAGTTGCTATTAGATTCTTTAATAAGAATGATATTGCATTTGGAAAAATTTCTGGTAAATCAACTTCAGAAGAAGTTGCTGCAGAAGTTGTAAAATCAGTTAAAGAATTTACAAAGAACTAATAACCTATGCCAACTCCGACAATTGCTTTTTTAACCTATGACTGGTCATTTGGCATAAAGCCACTACAGCCAAACGGATGTGGATGGTATCGAGCATACCTTCCAATGAAGCAATTGAAGGAGCATGGCTGGGAAAGTGGAATTGGACTGCCAGGGTTTAGCGAAGAACATGCTTTTGGTATTTTAATTCCAGATGAAAGAGCAATACACGGATGGGACATAATTGTTCTAAAACTAGTTATGCTTAAAAGATTTGTTGATCATGTTACAAAAGCAAGAGAGCTTGGTCAAAAAATTGTTGTTGATATTGATGATCATATGGAAGGTCTTGAAGAAACAAATCTTGCATACAAGACAACTCATCCAGATTCAAATCCAGATAATAATAGAGATCACTATGTTGCAATTATTGAACAAGCAGATGCTTTAATAACTTCTACCCCATTTTTAAAAGATTACTATCAAAAAAAATATCCAGACAAGCCAATATTTATAGTAAGAAATGGTATTGACATTGATAGGTGGGGCATAAAAAGAAAAGACCATGCTGGTCGTCTTCCAACGTTTGGATGGGTTGGTGCTACTCCCTGGAGATCTGGAGACCTAGAAACATTAAAACCATTCTTTGGAGAATTTCTAAAAAAGAAACATTTAAAGTTTCATCATGCAGGAAATGTTATCAATGCTCCATCGGCATCTAGTCAAATTGGAATTGATAAAAAAATATGTACATTTGAGCCAATGAAGACAATGATAAATGTTCCAGAATTATATAGAAAAATGGATGTAGGAATTGTTCCATTAAGAAATGTTGAATTCAATCATGCTAAGTCATATTTAAAAGGTTTAGAAAATGCAGCAGCAGGAATTCCTTTTATTGCATCTGGAGGACTTCCAGAGTATCAACTGTTTGCAGATTCTGGAGTTGGAAGAATTGCAAACACCCCTGATGAATGGATTGGTCATATGGAAGAATTACTAGATCCAAAAGTAAGACTTGAAGAAAGAAATAAAAACTTTGAAATTATATCTGAGCAATTCTCTATGAAGCAAAGAGGATACGACTGGGATGAAGTTTGCAAAGAAATTCTTACGCTATAATATATGTATGGCTAAAATATATATAAAAAGCGATGAATATTCAGAACCAGTTAAAACTTTTTTAAAGAAATATATTAGACAAGAAACGCCTCATAACTTAACAGTTCATCAACAAAATGCTGACATATGTGTTAGTCTTTTTACTCCAGAATATCCAGCAGAACAAAGATTCTTTGCATATCTTTATAATAATGATGAGAGTATGGAAGAGCTTGCAAATAAAATTTATTATCAATGTTCTAAAGCTGAAATTCTTGTTAATAAAATTTCTAAAAGGTCTATTCCAAGAGAAGAATACGATATAGATTTTAAGTGTCCTACACTTTGCATTAATTTAACAAATGATTCTATAGAAATAGATGAAGAAGTATATGCACTTGTAATTGGTCAAGGAATTGTTTCTTACTTTTCTCCTGGAGCTGTTTTTAATACATTTTCAGTAAGAGACAAGATTAAAAAACCAGGGGATAAAAGTTTTGTTAATAGAAAATATATTCAAGAGTCAACAGGAAACTCTAAAATCTTATTTAAGAAATAGATAAAGAAATATAACCTTTAATTCTTTCTGTCAAATTAATTCCTGGATAAAAAGATGATCTACATCCAAGACAATAAAAGAAAACTTTATCACTACTGTCAACTCTAGAAATAATTGTATCTTCTTTATTAAATTTACATTCTATTTTTAATGCTTTATTATTTTTTACAAGATCGTTATAATAAGTTACCTCTTGAATTGTTAGGTCCATTTGCTTCTCCTTGAATACTAGTGTAGAATATAACTATTCCCATTTTACCAGAAGGACGTGCTACATAATGTCATTTATTGACTCCAACGGATCTATAACAGATCCATACCGCAACTTTATCCATATTTCAAGATATGCTAGATGGGTTGAAAGCGAAAATCGTAGAGAAACGTGGGAGGAAACAGTTGACAGATATTGTAACTTTATGCGAGACCATCTTGTACTCAATCATGGCTATAGTCCAAATGCAAAAGTCTTTAATGAAGTTAGAGAAGCAATCTTGCACCATCACATAATGCCATCTATGAGGGCACTGATGACTGCTGGACCAGCTTTAGAAAGAGACCACATTGCAGCCTACAATTGCTCATTCATCGCTGTAGACAATCCTAGAGCCTTTGATGAGGCTATGTACATCCTTATGAACGGCACTGGAGTTGGCTTTAGCGTTGAACAAAAATACATAAACCAGCTGCCAGTTATTTCAGAGTCATTTTTTCAAACAGACACAACAATAGTTGTTGATGATTCAAAACTTGGTTGGGCAAAGGCTTACAAAGAGCTAATTGCACTTCTTTGTCAAGGTCAAATTCCAAACTGGGATGTCTCAAAGGTTCGTCCTGCTGGAGCAAGACTAAAGGTATTTGGTGGAAGAGCATCTGGACCAGCACCCTTAGTAGATCTTTTTAATTTTACAATTGAAACATTTAAGGTTGCATCAGGAAGACGATTAAAATCAATTGAGGCACATGACCTAATGTGTAAGATTGGAGAAGTTGTTGTTGTTGGAGGAGTTCGTAGAAGTGCTTTAATTTCACTTTCTAATCTAGATGATTTTGAAATGGCAAAAGCTAAGAGTGGTCAATGGTGGGAAGGCAATGGTCAAAGAGCGTTGGCAAATAATTCTGCTGTATATAATTCAAAGCCAAATACTGCACAGTTCCTTCGTGAGTGGAGAAACCTATATGAGTCAAAGTCTGGCGAACGTGGAATTTACAACATTGATTCTGTTCGTAAGCACATTGATAAGTTTGGTCGTAGAGATTCAAGCCTTGTTGGAGGAACTAATCCTTGTGGAGAAATTCTTCTTCGTCCAAATGAATTTTGTAATTTAACTGAGGTTGTAATTGATGCAACTGATACAAAAGAAACATTGCTTGAAAAAGTAAGATTAGCTACAATTCTTGGAACATGGCAATCAACTTTAACAAACTTTAAATATATTAGAAAAACCTGGAAAGATAATTGTGAAGAAGAGAGACTTCTTGGTGTATCTTTAACAGGTATCTATGGAAATAAAATTACTGCTACAAATGGTAAAGCACTTGAGGCACTGCTTGATGAAATGAGAGATCTATCTGTTTCAGTAAATGACAAAGAGGCTAAGTCTTTAAATATTAATCCGTCAGTATCAATTACTTGCGTAAAGCCTTCAGGCACAGTCTCACAGCTTACAGGAGTGTCTTCTGGAATTCACCCATGGTATTCAGAATACTATATTAGAAGTGTCAGGGCAGATAATAAAGATCCACTAACACAATTTTTAAAAGACTCTGGAATCCCATTTGAACCAGATGTCATGAAGCCAGAATTAACCACTGTCTTTTATTTTCCAATCAAGGCTCCAAAAAATGCAGTCCTTACTAAAGATTTAACTGCAATTGATCATCTTGAAATGTGGAAAACATATAGAACTCATTGGACAGAACATAATCCAAGTGTTACTATTAATGTTGAAGAAAATGAATGGATGCGTGTCGGGGCTTGGGTATTTGATAACTTTGACTCAATTGGTGGAGTATCATTCCTTCCATCAACAGAGCACTCTTATAAGCAAGCTCCATACCAAGAAATTTCTAAAGAAGAATATGATTCATATTTAAACAAGATGCCAGATTCAATTAAATGGGAAATGCTTTCTTTATACGAAACAACTGATGGCACAACTGGTAGTCAAGAATTAAGTTGTGTAGCTGGATCTTGTGAAATTGTAGACATTACAAGCTAAGCTTTATGATAAAATAGGGTAGAGGTAATCTATGTCCTACACAAGTTCAAATCTTTATGCTTCAAGAGTCTATGCAGAGCATCCAGTGGCTTTGTGGGCTATGGATGAGCCAAATTACTTTGTTTCTTTAATTTCAGAACTAGAAAAAGAGATAGAAAGTCCTTATTGGACATTTAATAATGCTATTAGTTCAGCTTCTGCATTCACATTGTCTGGATACCCTTTTGATGATTTAAATGTAAATAAAATATATCTTGCTACAGCTTCAGCAGCAACGGTAGAATTTACAGTATCTTTATCATCTTCAGTGTCTTATCTAGAACTTGATCCAAACAAGGGTAGTATTTGTTTATCTAATTATATTTATATTCCCGAGCAAACTTCAATATTCTATACAGATATAGGGTTTGTTTTAGATGGACAAGAGTTCTACACAAGATACTCGTCTTTAAAAACAAATATCTGGGAAAAAATATCTCATACTGAAAGTACAGATGGGGTAAGTTTTATTCCTTTTATAAGAGTAGTGTATGACCTAGATGCTAGTGCTACTGAGACAAACTCTTCTATTTATTTTAATGGAGTATCTGTTGGACAATGGTCTGAACCTTATAACTCAATAAGTACTGGAATTTCTAGTGCATCTGTAACTTTATTGCCAAATAACATTGACTCGTTAATAGATTATCCTGGACAAATAAAAAGTACTATTATAGATCCATATGGTTTTAATGATGAATCAGATCACGGATATGTTTTATCTATAAACAATTCTCTTTTTGCAAAGCTATCTGGGATCCCGATGGTTTACGGCTCTTCTGGAAACATTAAATTAAATAAAGATGCCTTCAATACTATTTCATCCTCTTCAGGTTACGCAGAGTATGTAACTAGTTCTGGCTCTACTGGATATTTAAATTCAGAACAGTATAATAATTTTCCATCATTAGCATTTCCTGGAAAAGGATTTTTAAATCAGTCTGGATCTAATAAAACACTTACAGCAGAATTTTGGCTAAGAATTAATCCTGAAACACTTACAAGAAAAAGAATCTTTGGTCCACTTGCATCAGAAGACGGAATATATGTAGATAGAGATTTTATAACTGTAAATGTTGGAAATTATTCTAAGTCTTACTTTATTGGAAAATGGTACAGACCAATGCTAGTTCATTTTTGCCAGAGCCAAAATGAAATATTCTTAATGATTAATGGAGAGAAAGTACTATCAATTACAATTGAATCTTTAAACATTTCAACTTTTCCAATAGAAGATGAAGATTACTTAGGATTCTATACAAATGAGTTTATACATATTTTTGAAATAGATTCCTTTTCAATATTCCCATACGTTGTTGCAGAACAGGTTGCAAAAAAGAGATATGTATTTGGACAAGGTGTTCAAGAACAAGAAGACATTGTTGCTTCAAAAAATGGAACACTGTCCTATGTAGACTTCCCATTTTCTGGCTATAGTTCTACAATAAGGTATCCAGATAGAAGCAAATGGAATGATGGATTTTATAACAACCTTGTAGCTGATGATAAAGGTATTACTTTACCAGATTCTCAATTGCCACAAATTATATTTAACAACAATTCAGCATCAACAAGTTATGAAAAATCTTTAATTACTTCAGGATTTTATGAAGAAAACTATGCAATTCAGGATGAAGAATATCTTTATATTTCAATGGACCCAAATGATACATATGCAATAAATAACTCTTATGGAACAATTTATTTTTCAAAATTAAATCAAACAAGTTCTCAAATAAGGTCTATACATTCAATACTTAAGTCTTCAAACGATGTTTCAACAAGACAGTCATTACTTTACATTTCAAATAATTTTGATGGTAATACTTTTGAAGTAGCAATAAACTCTGGAAGCATTCAGTATATTTATAATGAAACTATTTTAAATTCAGCATCTGTTGGTGCAAGCTCATACTTTGCAGCAGGTATTGACTTTGATAAAATTCAACAAACATATTACTCAACTGTTGGATCTTTTTTCTCAAGACCAGAATCTCTTTCTTTAAACTTTGCAGGAAATCAAGAAGAGACATTTCTTGGAAAAATATTTTCTTTAACAATCAACAACGACTTCTTTACAGATAAAGATGGTTCTCAAATATTTAATTCATCTGGTATAGCAATTAAAAATTTTAACACAGATTTATATGAGTATATTGGATCTTATACCTTGTTGCCGAAAACAACAAATACTTCAATAATTTTAGATGTAGGAGCTTCAGGATATTGGGAAAATTCAATACCCCTATCTTATTTTGGAAAGTACATAACCCAAGCTAACGGTAAATTAAAATATGATTTAGATTTATTGCAATTTAATATTGACACGCCAACTTCAATATTTTCAAAGTATAGAGAAATATCTTCAAACTATCAAGATTCTTTGTCAACAAAAGTTTATATAACATTACAAAATATTCTTGAAATTGGTCAAGTAGTATATCCTCAGTTTACAAATGTAGAAAATATTGGGATGAATAGAGTTTTAGATTTAGGAGAAATAACTTCTTCAGAAGATACAAAGTATAAGATTACTGATGGAACTATCATCTACCCACCAAAAGACATATCTGGATTTACCAACTACTACATAACAGTTCACATTGAAATTTCTTCTAAAGGAGTAAATACAGAAAACGTAAAAATTAAAAATATGGGATTTGCCTCATTGTCATTTGATGAAGGACAATTCTACTCAATCAATACTCCTGCTGCAGGAAAATTTTATCCAATAGTTAAAAATGAAGACCAGTATGTTTATAAAAGAAATATCCCAGTAGTCATAGATACTGAATCCTCTCCATACTTATATCTATCTGGAGATTCTGGAATAGAAGTTTTACCAGTTATAGATGAAAATTTGACAAAAGGAATTGCTGTTCCAATAAATCAAACACTAAAAAATAGTCAAGAAGTAGTTGGATTACAAATGTTCTTAATGTATAACGAATCTGATCTATTCACTGAAAGAAAAAAAATTGGTAAAATATTTAGTTCTGATGATTCGTATGATATTGTTTTAAATCCTGAAAATGATGGAAAAAGAGCTTTCTTAAATATTTTTGATTCCAATACTGGTACAGAGTTTACTAACGCCAGATTCTTTTTAAATGGAAAACTTGTAAATAATATAGTAATTGAACCATTAGCTTGGAACTATATTGCAATATCTTTACAAGAAAACTCCATACCCTTAGACGGAGTTGTTGGTGAAATTGAAATATATTCTGGATTAAAAGTAGACAATGTTGCAAGTTTTATGGAACTAAACCCAATTAAACAAGAATTAGTTGTTTATGACAAATGGAATTTAATTGACAATCAAAATTGGAGCTACTGGTCTGGATCCGCAACATGGACAACAGCTTTAAATCAAGAATCCTTGGAAGTAACAATACTTTCTTTAGATGGAAAAGAAATTTTTAATACCTATGCTGGTCTATCTTCTGGAATTGTTAATGATGATAGTATTCTTAATGTTACTCACGACTCTGTTGTAATAATAAATGACATATCTTGGGATGAATATTTGGTTTAAGTAAGATATTATGGTACAATGATGTCATGGATTATATAGAAGGATTACAAAAACTGCCAAACAAGCCAAAAGTAAGAGTCGTAGAAGACAGTGCTGAATACGGAATATATGTTTGGAAAACAGAAACAGGAAAAATATTTGGAGACGGCAATGGAAGTTTTATGAATATTCCAGCCCGAAAATATGATATAGCTGCTATTAATAGAATTACTCAAGCTGCAGCACACTACGGTGCTGGTCCAGGAGAAGCAAGGTTTATGGCAGGGGTAACAAGAATTACAGATGAAGAGCATTCTGTTCAAATTGACAGAATGAAACAAGGATACATACCAAGTGAATTTGACGTTGGTGCTTTCCAAGATGCTGCAAAGGGGCTAAAGACACATGGAGATGAATAATGAAGTTATTGCTAGAATTGATAATTTAGATAAAAATAAGCCAACTGCAAATAAAACAGATGACTTTATGACCGAAGCCGATCTTGTAAAAGTTTTTGACGGCATAGATGCAAACTTTAAACGCAGAATCACAAGAATGAATAAAGCATATACTGGTCAAGACGGTGCAAAGTCTAAACAGTTATTTCCAGAACAAGACATTACCACAGCCTACGGTCTTTTTGATGTTGTTTTACCACCCTACAATCTTGATGAACTAGCATTCTTTTTTGACAATTCATTTGCAAACCACGCTGCAATTAATGCAAAGGTTGCAAACACAGTTGGTCTTGGATACGGTTTTATAATGTCTGATATTGTTAAAGCAAGAATAGAAGAGATTGACGACACAAATCAAAGAGTTAGAGCACAAAGAAAAGTTGAAAGAGCAAAGTCTGACCTTGCAAACTGGCTTGAAGAATTAAATGATGAAGATACTTTTACCCATGTTCTTGAAAAAGCAATGACAGACTATGAGGCAACTGGAAATGGATATATTGAAATTGGAAGAAAGAATACTGGAGAGATTGGTTACATTGGTCATATCCCTGCAACAACTGTTCGTGTAAGACGTATTCGTGATGGCTATGTTCAGATTGTAAATCAAAGAGTTGTTTTCTTTAAAAACTTTCAAGATAAAAAAACAGTAAATCCAGTTACAACAGATCAAAGACCAAACGAACTTATTCACATTAAAAAATATAGTCCAAAGAATACTTACTACGGAGTTCCAGATGTTGTATCTGCTGCAACTTCAGTAGTTGGAGATCACCTTGCTGCAAGATATAATATTGATTATTTTGAAAACAAGGCAGTCCCAAGATATATTGTTACACTTAAAGGTGCAAAGCTAAGTTCAGAGGCAGAGGACAAGTTGTTTAGATTCCTACAGTCTGGTCTTCGTGGACAGAATCACAGAACTCTTTATATTCCACTTCCTGGAGACGGTCCAGATAACAAAGTTGAATTTAAAATGGAACCAGTTGAAAATGGAATTCAAGAAGGATCATTTGATAAATATAGAACTTCAAATGTTCACGATATTCTTATGGCACATCAAGTTCCAATTTCTAAAGTTGGTTCAGATCCTGGTAGTTCAATTGCCTCTGCACTTGTTTCAGATAGAACATTTAAAGAACAGGTAGCAAGACCAGCCCAAAAGAATTTAGAAAAAACAATCAATAAACTTATTAAAGAAAAGACAGACATTCTTTTATTAAAGTTTAATGAATTAACTTTGACTGATGAAAATACTCAAAGTCAAATTGATGAAAGATATCTAAGAGCACAAGTTGTTGTTCCAAATGATATTAGACCTAGACTTGGACTTCCAGTAGTTCCATCAGGAGATACTCCAGTAGTTATGACCCCTCAACAACGTGCAGAGCAAAATGCTCAAATGGCTGGTACAAGACAAAGAGATCAGCAAAGAACTGATGAGGCTTCAGATTCATCTGCAACCACAACAGGAAGAAATCCTGGTGGCGAAGGAAGATCTGTAGTATAATATAACAATATTATAAACATATAAAAAATACATATATAATAGGATTACAATGACTAATTTAAGCAAGGCTTATTGGACTTCAGATAACGATGATATAAAGCTATCTATGCCAATTGCCAAAGTGGATGTAGAGCGTAGAATCGTTTCTGGGTTTGCTACGCTTGATAACATTGACAAACAAGCAGACATTGTTCCTACTGATGTTAGTCTAAAAGCTTTTGAAACATTTCGTGGTAATTTAAGAGAAATGCATCAATCTATTGCAGTTGGCAAGGTTGTTAATTTTAGACAAGAAAAGTTTTTTGATAAGTCTACAGATAGACTTTATAATGGTGTTTATGTAGATGCTTATATTTCTAAAGGTGCTCAAGATACCTGGGAAAAGGTACTTGATGGTACTCTTTCAGGGTTTTCAATTGGCGGAATAATTAAAGATTCAGAAAATGCCTATGATGAAAAGGTTGCTAAAACAATTAGAGTAGTTAAAGATTATGAACTTAATGAATTATCTTTGGTAGATAATCCAGCAAATCAATTTGCTAATGTTGTGTCAATTCAGAAAATTAATAATGATGCAAAAATAGATGGTATAATTGCAAAAGCAGACCTTGAAAATATCTACTGGTGTGAGAATGACGGTATCGTCAGACTTTCAGAAGTTGATGATTCAGGTTGCCCATCATGTGAAGTCAGTATGAAAAATATTGGTTTTGTTGAGACAAAGGATACAGAAAAAGCTATGACAGTTAAATCAATTTTAAACAAGTTTATTGGTTCTACAGACCTTGCTAAATCTGAAGACGTTTCCGAAACCCCAGAAACTTCAGGCGAAACGCTTGAAACAGCGATTGACAATAATGAGTCAATTGTTAAAAACAATATAAAGGAGGAGAACAACGTGTCAGAAGATAATACAGTAGTAGAAGAGACCGTTGAAGAAGTTGCAACTGAAGAAGTTGTTGCTGAAGCTCCTGCCGAAGAAACCGTAGAAAAGTCAGTTGACGCAGTTGACGCTGTTGAGGAAACAGTAGTTAAGTCTGCTGATCCAGAAGAAGCACCTGCAGAAGATGCAGAAGAAGCTTCCGATAGTGTTGAAGTTGAAAAGTCTGTTGTTGAAACAGATTCAGCTGATTCTGAGCTTGTAAAAGCTGTTGACGAAATTAAGGTTTCAGTAACAGAGGCAGTGAGTGAACTTGTTTCAACAATTAAGTCACTAAAAGAAGAAGTTGCAGGTATCAAAAAGTCAGTTGATACATCCAATGAAGAAATTTCAGCGGTAAAAGGCAATCTTGAAGAGTTTGGAAAGCGTGTAGATGGTCTAGAAGACGATACAGCTGTCCGTAAGTCTGGCGATCTTGGCGGATTCGTTCAGGGCAATACAATCAAAAAAGGGTCTATGTGGGGTGGACGTTTCCTAAATTCCGCTGACCTATATCATTAAAGAAACTGGAGGTGAAATAAAAAATGACAGAAAATAATGAAATTTTAGAAAAAGCGGCTGCAGCTAGTTCCATCGTATCGGGTGGTATTGGTGGAGTAAGTACTCCAGCAGCTGGAATTCTTGACAATACTAACCCAGTTGGTACTTTAGTGTCTGATGGCGGTATTTTGCAGCCTGAACAATCACGTCAGTTTATTGAGTATATCTTTGAACAACAGGTTCTAGCCAAAGATGGTCGTAGAGTCACGATGAGAGCTAACACAACTGAACTTGAAAAAATGAATGTTGGAGAGCGTGTAATCCGTGCAGCAGCCCAGGCTGATGCAACCTACACTAATGCTGATGTTCAGTTCACAAAGGTTACTCTTACAACCAAGAAGATTCGTCTTGATTGGGAAGTTTCAACTGAAGCTCTTGAAGATAATATCGAAGGTTCTGGTCTGGAGGATCACTTGGTCCGTACAATGACCCGTGCGTTTGCTAACGATCTTGAAGATCTAGCCATCAATGGTACAGGAACTGGTACAAACAACTTCCTGAATATCCTTGAAGGTTTCGTATCAATCGAAGCCGATGGCAATTCAGCAACTTACGGTACAACTATTGAAGCAATGCAGGGACTTGTTCTTGCAATGCCTCGTAAATACCGTGGTTCCCGTTCAAACATGAAGTTCTATGCAGATACTGAAACCGTTGCAGAAATTATCAATGGTCTTGGTTCTTCTGGTAACTTGAATTCAGAGCGTATCGTTGAGCGTGTTATTGATGGTGCTGCTCCGCAGACCCTTGGTAGCCCAATCGCATATCGTGTTCTTGGTCTTCCATTAGTTGAAGTTCCTTTGATGCCACATGGTTATGTATCCCTTACATTCCCAGAAAATCGCATCTGGGGCTTCCAGAGAGACGTAACAGTACACCGTGAATTCCAACCAAAGAAAGACACTGTAGAATATACAGTATTCTTACGCTTTGGTGTAGCAGTTGAAGAAACTGATGCAGTAGCATTCATGAACGACTAATTATAGTCAAACTTGGAGGGGGGACATTGATTTGTCTCCCCTCTACTTTTTATGAATGATATAATAAGATAGATGCATTATGGAAAAAGTTAAAAAAGATTTAATTTGTTTGTTTGTAGAAAATGCAAGCGTTTATGAAACGGGTCTTGGCAGACTTAATAGAGGATATAATGTTGTAAGTAAAAAAGATGCTGATGTATGGGTTAGCAAGTTCCCAAGAATTAGGATCGCATCTCCAGAGGAGGTAGCCGAAGTTTTCGGTGCTAAATAATGGAAATTTTAAGAATTAATGGAAGTACTCCAATAGCTTCATTTACAGACCTTGTTCCAAATGGTCAATATACAATTGACTATTCAGACCTTGTGACTGATGAAGTGTTTTCAGCAAGTGCAACAGCAAATGCTACTGGAGGTATTTCCTTTGTATTAAATAGCAAGTATATCTCTTATGATGGTAATTTAGAAGCAACAGTCTATGATATATATGATGATGAAGTAATTGTTACTAACATAGATGTTTTAAGACCATATTGCGATATTTCTTCGGTTGCAACCGCTTTAGGAAAAACTGTTACACAGGTAAAAGAGATGGAAAGAATTGCAAGATATATTATAGATTCTGAAACATTTGGTGGATTTAAATTTGTAAGAAAAGAAAAAGAAGTAGTTGGAATGGGATCTGACTATCTTGTTATTGATGAAAAGATTCATAAGCTTCATAAGTTATATGAAAATCTAGAACTTGTTTATGATGCAACAGCAGCAGTAAATGAACAAGAATTTGAAATTTCAAAAGATAAGACATCTATTGTGCTAACCCAAGATGAAACTAATAGAGTTAATTACAACAGGGTGTGGAGAGATAGATATCTAGATGTTGATTTTGCAGATGGATTTGAATACCTTGTTGATGCAGACTTTGGATGGAAAGTAATTCCTCAAGACATCAAGGAAGCAACAGAACTTCTAGTTTCTGATATTTCAAGTGATAATATGAAGTATGTAAATAAGTATATTGAATCATTTGATAATGATGACTTTAAAATTAAGTTTGCAAAGAATTTCAATGCATCAACTGGAAACCTTGTGGTTGACAGAATCCTAACAAAGTATAAGAATAATATCCGTATTGGGGTGTTATAAATGCTTTTTAATTCCTCATTTGATAACATTCTTTATCCAATGACTGCAGATATTTACTATGCCGTTGAAACACAATCAGAATATGGAAATATGACAAGAACTTGGCAGTTTGATAGAACTGTTAATTGTTCTGCAGTTACTGCAACCTCTGGAGTATTAGATGCAGAGCTTAAAGTAAAAGATAAATTTTTTGATTACAATTCTTCCCTATTCTTTAGAACAAATGAAGATATAAGAAAAAGCTCCTCTGAAAAATATTATCCAATAACTGCTACAGCAGTAACAAATATGAGAGATCCGAATGGTGATCCAGTTTGGATTAATACTGAAAATCTTAAAACAAAGGCTGAAACAGTAAAAACAAAGTATGAAGTTAAAACAATTATTCCAAGCTTTGACATGTTTCATAATATTGGAATGTATAGAGTATTCTTAACCCGTTCAGCAAATCAAAAGTGGGATATACCAGAATGATAACAGCTAGAATTAAAGGTGAAAAAGTTATTAAGATGCTTAAAAACTCTGTAGAATATACAGGTGCTTTTGCTTCAGAATTAAAAAGAAACCAAGATATATTAAATAGAAAAGTTGGTGAAGAATCAATTGATGTTTTTTATCTGTATCTTGATGGTCTTGCAAGGTCTCACCCAGGAATGCTTCATCACGTTTATGAGTGGGGAAATGTTGGAAATCCTGCAGAAAGACTATTTGAATTAACAATGTCTGTAAACAAAACTTCTGCAGTAATTGATGCTGAATTTTTACAGTCTATGGTTCCTTCTCCAACATCAACAGAACCTTTTTATGATAAGGCACAGATCATGGAAGAGGGAAGAACTGTAACAATTAATCAAGTTGAAGCAGATGTATTATTCTTTGAAATAGATGGTGAAGAATTTTTTAGAAGTGGACCAATTGTTATTGCAAATCCTGGAGGAGAAGCAACAAGAGGATCATTCGTACAAGCTTTTGATGAATTCTATGGATCTTACTTTACAGAAGTTCATTTAAGAGCAATTAGATTTTATCAATACTTTGCAAATCCAAAAGTTTTTGAAAAATACTTTGCTTCTGCTACAAAAGGTGGGGCTTCTTCAAAAGGTAAAAAAGCTGCCTTATCATGGATTATGAATGCTCCAGGAGGAAACAATGGTAATTTATAGACCAGAAAATATTATTAACCTATATGTTTGGGAACAATTTAAAACCCATGCCCCAGCATTTTATAACCTATATGGTCCAACATCTGGAGGAACAGATATAGTTCCATTCTTCCCTGCACCAGCAAACAATCTTCCAACTGCAGTACTTGACAATGATCTACCTTACATTATGTTTGATAAGTTTAGTAGAGTACGCTCAGGCTATAAATATTTCTACCCTATCAAGACTGACCAGATGAGATATACAATCGTTGGTGGCTCTCTGTATGACATTAACAGGAACCAGCAGGATAGGTATGCAACAACAATAAACCTTACAAGCCTTATTCAAAATATCCTAGATAGAGAAGATGATGCAGCTCAGGATATTAACGAATTTACTAAAAATTTGCCAGATTATAATGATGCCAATTATCCAGAATTAAACAGGTATTCCTTTCATTGTGTCAATGTATACCAGTCAGGATTTACAGATACACAACAAGATGTTGCTAATTTCATGGAATACAACCCTACTAGAGATCTTATTGTCAAATATGACTATCATGCTAAACAATTTAATGAATGATAAAAACCAGAGGTATACTTAACTTAGGAAACGCCAATCTCCCCATAAAATTTAAGACTACAAAAGAGGTGAAAAAAATATGGCAACTCGTGGAAATTCCAATCAAATTATTGTTGGAGCAGCCCAAATCTTCGTTTCGAAGCAGGGTCCTCTAGAGTACAGCACTACTGCAGATGTTTACGCATTTAGCAGTGGCAGTGTTTCTGGATTCCCTTCAATTACTGCCTCTGGAGCTTATGCAGATAAGCTTGAAGCAGTTAGTGCAAACTGGAGAAATGTAGGATACACATCAAACGGTTTAGAGGTACAGTTCCAACCAGACTTCGGTGAAGTACAGGTAGATCAGCTTCTTGACGTTGCAAAGCTTTACAAGCAAGGTATGCAGGTTAGCATGGTTACAGCATTTGCTGAAGCCACACTTGAGAACCTTCTTGTTTCTATTGCAGCAGCAACAGCAGACTATGACGCTTCTACTGCAACTATCAATAGTGCAGGTAGACTAACTGCTGGAGAAATAGAGTTTGATATTACAGCTGGTGAACTAGGTGACGTTCCTGTGGAACGTGCACTTATTGCTGTTGGTCCAGGTTCTGGTGATCCTGCAGCAACTGGCAGTGCAAAGGTAGAGCGTGTTTATGTAGCAAACCGTGTTCTCTCAATTGAGAACGTAACTGTTTCTGCAAAGCGTGACGAACCTTCTATGTATGAAGTTACATTCCGTTTACTTCCAGCATCCAATGGTAACTATGGCAAGATCGTTGATCGTGTCGTTGGTAATTAAAAATTAAATATAGAAACTCTGCCCACCTCCTAAAAAGGGTGGGCATTGTTTGTTTAATAAGCCTTTCATGATATAATTGAATATATTCTATAGGAGGAATAAATGGCAACTAGCGTATATGAAGTTGTAGAAGTAGAACTATTAGATGGTTCTACTATTTCTATGAAACCACTTAAAATTTCTTTATTGAGAGATTTTATGAAAGAGTTTCAAAAAATTAGTGATCCAAAAATTGCAGAAGATAATATCAAATCAATGGATCTTTTGTTAAGCTGTGCAACTATTGCAATGAAGCAATACAGCCCAGAGTTAGCAACTAAGGAGCAGTTAGAGGAAATCATGGATCTTCCAACTGTGTATAAGGTAATCGAAGTGGCTGCAGGGATCAAGTTGAATGACCCAAACGCACTGGCAGCGGCTCTAGTTGGGACGAACTAGATCTTGCTGAGTTAGAATCAAGAGTATTTCTTTTGGGGTTCTGGAAGAATTATTCTGAAATGGAAGAAAGTATATCAATGCCTGAACTAGTAGCAATACTAGAAGCTAAAAGTAGTCAAGACTATGAAGAAAAGAAATTTTTAGCAGCATTACAAGGTGTTAATATAGATTCTTCTTCGTCTGAAAATAAATGGGAAGAGATGAAGGCTAGAGTTTATAGCAGTGGTTCTACATCAAATCCTAATGATATTCTTGCATTGCAAGGTGCTGCAGCCAGAAAAGCTGGTTTTGGCATTGGACAAGGCTTGGAATATGAGGTGGTTACAACATAATGGCTGAAATTGCAAAAGGCATTATTGATATTGAGATTAACACAGGTGGTGCTGCGTCTCAACTTCAAGCATTGCAAACCCAGATTAATGCTTTCAATTTAGCTCTTAACAAGAGTAATAAGGCACAGGGCACTTTTGCATCAGAATACTCTAGAGAATTGCAAAGTGCAATAAATAAAACTGGATTATTCACTGCTGAAACCATAAGACTTCAAACTGCTGCTGCCACACTAGATAAAACTTTGTCCAAAGGAAAAACTTCCCTTGGGCAATTTTTTAGTGCAAAATTTAATAAAAATAGTGCTGTTGCAGCAGAGACTATGGCACTTGCTGCAGAAAGAGCAAAAAGACTTCAGACACAATTCATTGCAACCTCTGGTGCTGCAAATGGATTTCAAGATGCTTTAGCAGTTAGACCACTTGCTGCATTTTCTTCACAAGCAGTAGTGGCTGCTCAAAAAACTCAAATTCTTTCTAACATGTTTAAGCAGGGTACTACTCAGTTAATTAACTTTGGTAAAAATGTCCAGTGGGCTGGTCGTCAGCTTATGGTTGGTTTCACAGTTCCTCTTACAATATTTGGAGCAATTGCTGGTAAGACTTTTATGGATCTTGAAAAACAAGCGGTTGCATTTAAAAAGGTATATGGAGATATTTTTACAACTCCAGCAGAATTAAATAAGAATTTAGAAGCAGTAAAAGGTCTTGCAGCAGAGTATACAAAATATGGAGTTGCAGTAAAAGATACCATTGGTCTTGCTGCACAAGCTGCTGCTGCTGGTAGACAAGATGCAGAACTTACTGATGCAGTAACTCAGGCAACAAGACTTGCAACACTTGGTCAAATGGATCAAAATGCAGCACTTGAAACAACAATATCTTTACAATCTGCATTTAGATTATCAGGAAAAGAACTTGGAGATACTATTAACTTTTTAAATATGGTTGAAAACCAAACAGTTGTTTCCTTGCAAGATATTGCTACTGCTATTCCTCGTGTTGCACCAGTTATTCAAGGTCTTGGTGGAGACGTAAAAGATCTTACAGTATTTCTTGCAGCAATGCAAGAGGGTGGTGTAGATGCTGCTGAAGGTGCTAACGCTTTAAAGTCTGGTCTTGCTTCGTTAATCAACCCTACAAAACAAGCAAATGAAATGTTAAGTGGTATGGGTATAAATCTTGATTCTATTATTCAAGCAAATAGGGGAGACCTTATGGGAACTGTTAGATCTTTTGCAGAAGCCTTGCAGGGTCTTGATCAGTTCTCAAGACAACAGGCTCTTGAACAAGTATTTGGAAAATTCCAGTATGCAAAACTTGGAGCATTGTTTGAAAATATTTCTAGAGAAGGATCTCAAGCTCAACAAGTAATTGCAACAATGGGGTATAGCACAGAACAACTTGGTGCAACTGCAGACAAAGAATTAAAAACAATTGAAGAATCTTTTGGTGTGCAATTAACAGGGGCAGTAGAAAGATTTAAATTAGCAATAGCTCCTATTGGAGAAATATTTGTTAAACTAGCTATTCCACTAGTTAATTTTGCAACAAAGATTGTAGAAGGATTTAATGGTTTAAGTGATACTCAGAAAAGGTTTACCGCAATTGCTGCAGTAATTGTTGGTGTAGTTATCCCAGCAGTTACAATGATGGCTGGTTTGTTCTTAAACCTTGTTGGAACCCTTGCAAAAATTGGTCAAGGAATGGCTTTGTTTGGAAAAGGATTCCTTACAGGTGGTCCAGTAGGAGCAGTAAAAGCACTTACACAAAGTTCAAAGTATCTAAGTCTTGCTGAAATGGATGCAGCAATGGCTGCTCAACAGCTATCTGGAGCAAGTCAAGTTTTAAATACCACACTTATTAAACAGGTTGGAACAGCAAATGCAGCTGCTACTGCTATTGCAAATCTAACAAGAGCATATTCTGCAATGGCTGCTACCCAAGCTGCTGCATCTGGGTTTCCATCATTTGGAGTTGCTGGTGCTGCAGGTGCTGCTGCAAAAGAAGGAAAAACTAGTGCAGTTAGAGTAAGAGGTTTAAGAAGAAACTCTGGTGGCGGAGTTCCAGGATCTGGAAATACCGATACTGTTCCAGCAATGCTGACTCCTGGCGAATTTGTTGTAAATAAAGAGGCTACTAAAGAAAACTTAGGATTGTTAAAATCTATTAATGATGGACAAAAATTAAATTCTGGTGGAAAAGTTAGTTCAGTACAATATCTTAATGAAGGAGATCTTGTAAGAGGTCTTAGAAATATTCCAGGTGGATTTGGAGATATTTTTGATAATTTACAAATAGATCCATCTCTTTTTGTTAATCCATCTCAAATGCAACAAACAATAAACCCAAGACCTGCAGCAAGAATGACAACTCCACAATTTTCATCGTTAGTCTTGGGTTCTTCATCGCTAGATGACATGATTAAAAGATTAGGTCTTTCAATATTTGGAATACCAGATAAAATGAACACAGCTATGGCATCGAATGGTAAAGGGGTGAAGGTTTCAGAACTATTACAATTTTTAAAAGATGGTGGTCCAGATGTTGTTGAAACATTAAACGATGCATTAGAACAAAGTGGGTCAACTGAAAGAATAGATACTAAAAAACTACATGCACAAGTTGTAAAAAAACTTCAAGATATTGAAAATATGGATCCAGGAAGACTTATAAAAGATTCACCAAGTTCTAAAAAAGGAATGTCATTTTTAGGTTTAGATGAAATTGTTGATGGAGTAATAGATAAAAAAGATAAAGATCTTTTAGAATCTTTAAGATCAAATAGTAAAGCTTCAGGAAGACTAGTTGCTAAATCAGGACCTGCAAAACTTGAATCAGATGCTAGAGTTTCATCTGTTGTTAAAGACTATCTTGTAAAGAATGGAGTTATTTCCCCAGAGGAAAAACTTTCTTCAGTAAGAGTTCCTGGACGAGGAAAAAATTCAAAACCAACAATTGAAATTCATGATTCACGAGGAAATGTCATGGCTAGATATCAGTATGGGGCTACTCTAACAGACGCAACAAAAGGACTATCCTACAATAAATTAAATGTATCAAAAACTTTTGAAAAAATACTTTCAAATCTTTTGTCATCAAAGTCAAAATTTGCTGGATCAAAAATTGCTAGAGCACACTTTGCAGACGGAGGACCAGTTCCAGGATCTGGAAATACTGATACTGTTCCAGCCATGCTTACTCCTGGTGAGTTTGTTGTAAATAAAAAAGCAGCAAGCCAAAATCAAGGAATTCTTGAAATGATGAATGGTGGACAAGTTAAAGGCTATGCACTTGGAGGAGTTGTTCAAGGAGCAGGTGGTGTGGCAGCAATGGGTGGAATGATGTCAGGAAACATGCCAGTAATGGTTGCTGGAACAGTATTACAAATGCTAGGACCAGCTATTGGAAGACTTCAAGGAAGCCTTAAAGAAGGAGCAAAATTAGGTCCAGCCTTTAAAAATATGCTACCTGTTGTTAGTAGGTTTGCCTTTGGAATGACTTCTATGGCTGGAGGTCTTGCTCTTGCAGGATTTGCAATTTATAAACTTAATAAGCAAATAAGTGATGCAGAAAAATCTGGTGCAGAATTTACAAATGCAATGTATGGAAGTGCAAAAACAATTGAAGGAATTGCAAAACAATTTGGAAACCAGACAAATGCTCAAAAAGCTAGAATTGCTGCAGTTGAAAGAGCTGGTGGTCAAGAAATTGGACAAGAAGCACAAGCAAAGTCTGCTGAATTTGTTCAGTCAGATGCTGGAAAGCAAATGCTTAAAGATGTTGCAACTGTAAAAGCTGGTGGAGGAAATGCTGTAGAAGCTTTGAGAAATCAACTATCAAGTGCTATTGTAGCTGGTGCTATTGGAACAGAAGAGGCAAGAGCTATTGCAGCCGAAGTTGGAACAGCACTTGGAGATCAGTCCATAGCCGTTGGAGTATCTGGAGAATTAACAAAGCTAATGGGTCCTAATGGAGAAGATATGCTTAAAAATCTTTCTTCAATTACCGCTGAAATTAGTCCTAAGATAAACGTTACAAAGCTTGCTTCAGATGCAACCTCTGCTTATGAAAAAATTAATGTTGGTGCTAAATTTATTCAAGCATTCCAAGGTGGAGAAGCAGAATTTATAAAGAATTTTAAAATTAACGAGGTTAGTGCAACAAACTCTGCAGCATTTGCAAAAGAAGCAGAAGCAAGAGAGCTTTTAAATTTAGCATATCAACAAGGAACTATTAGCTTGGAAGAGTATTTAAAACAATCTTCTGCAATTGCAAAATCTTCTAAAGAAAATCAAAATACTGCAGCACAAGGTCTTGGGTTTTCAGATCAGACTGCACTAGCCACTGCTGCAGAAGGAAAACTTGTTACAACAGGAAGAGGTGGAATGGCTGTTGCAAGAACTGAAGAGCAAAAGATAGCTGCTGATGCAATTAAGGGTCAAAGAACAGAAATTGAGAATCAACTAAAAGAAATTCCTGAAATGCAAGGAGAAGCCCTTGATTCTATGATGGCAAATGTAGACAAACTTGGTGGAGGATTATTTGGAGAATTACTAAATGGAACAATATCATTTGATGAAATTCCTCTAACAATTAGATTACAAGAAGATGGTATGTCTGAAGAAGATATCATAGCTCTTCATCAAAACTTAAATATCTTACAAACAATTCCAAATATTGATATGGTAATTGATATAGATGATCCAGATCCAGCTAAAATTCAAGCATTAGTTGAAGAGTACAAGGCATTTGAAAAACTTTCAGATACTGAAAAGAAAGCATATGTAAAAACAAACGTTTCTTCCGAAGAATTGAATAGATTTAAAACTTCATATGAAGAAATAATGAAACTTCCAGATAATGAAATTGTAAATGTAACAACGATGATTACAAGAGAAATAAACTTTAGAACTCAAATGAGTGCTGCAGCAATAGGTGGAGATAGGGAGCAAAAAAGATTGCTTCAAGCTGAAGCTGACAACGCAGAAAAATATGTAAAATCTTTGCTAGATTCTATAAAAACTCCTGGAAGTGATGGAACGGGTGCAACTGATGGCTCTGGTGGTAGCGGTGGTAAAGAAGAAGATTTATTAAAAATGCTTATGGAAAGATTTAGACTTCAAGAAATGCTTATTGATAAAGAAGCAGAAGGGTTTAACGAAAGAGTTAAGCAATTAAATAGAGAAATTGAATTAGAAGAAAGACAGGTTAACTTAAGACAAAAAGGACTTGACGACCTTTCTAAAAAAGAAGAGGCTGTTAATAAGGCTTATGACTTAAGAGTAGAAGCATTAGATAAAGTTTCAGAATCAAATTCAAGAGTTAATGAACAAGAAAAGTCTAGAATTAGTTTAGCTTCTGCCCTTGCCTCTGGAGACATTGCAGCTGCAGCAAGTATAACTAGTGACATGCAACAGCAGTCCACACAATATCAAATTGAAGATGCTAGAGCAGCACTTGAAAAACAAAGACAAGTAGATTTAGATTCATTAACAGTTTCCATAAATGGAAAATTAATGACAAGACAGGGTATTGAATCTGAAATAGAAGCAATTCAAGATAGAATTTATAACAAGGGAATTGAGCTTCAAGGTGTGCAAGATACTTTAATAGGCTTTGAACAAAGAAAGCTAGACGTTGCAAAAGAGCGTGAAAAAGTAGAAACAAGAATGTATTTGATGGAGCAAAGAAAAGCTATTGAAGCTTTAAAGGGAAAAACAAACCTTTCTAAAGCAGATAAGGCAGCACTTGCAGAATATGAATCTTCTTTTAATAACGTTAGAGGTGTATATAATGCAGCAAATCCTGGAGCAAAAGTAGATCCTTTAAAATCTGTTGCAACTAAACCAGCCACGGGTGCAAGCTCACCAAGTGCAAAACCAAAGCCAACATTCACTACTCCTGCTGCTCCTACTCTTCCTAAAGTAATTCCTCCTAAGCCTGGTCCAGTAAGAGATGTTCATGATAAGCCAAAGACAACCCCCAGAGGTGGTCCAGGAGCAAGAATGGCAAATGGTGGAATTGCTTACAGAGGATCCACAGAAGCCCCTCCAGCAATAAGAATGCATGACGGATTTACTGTTCCAGGAACTGGTATGACAGATAAGGTAAATGCCTTGCTAACTCCTGGAGAATTTGTTGTTAGAAAATCGGTAGCAGATGAAAACAGAGGATTTTTAAATCAGCTAAATAGTCAAGTTTTCCCTGCAGTAGGACAAGGAATTTCTTCTCCAAAGTACTCTATGCCAGGGCAAAGCGTAACTAATATTCCAGTTAATAATGCAAATGTTGTTTCAAACTCCTCACCAATGTATAATAGTACATATAACGTAAATGTAAATGTATCTGGAACAAATGCTTCCCCAGATGATATTGCAAATGTAGTTATGTCAAAACTTTCTCAACAAAATAGAGGGAATTTAAGGAGTAATAAATACTAATGGTTAGTAGTGCATATTTAAATGCCAGAAAAAAGTGGATAAGACCACAAGCAGTTATTTTCTCCAATAATTCTAATGGAATTTTAAATGGTGTTCCACAAATTTCTGGAGTAGAAAGAGAAGACTTTATAATTCTTTCTGATCATAATAGAGGAGATATTAGTTTTAAAACTAATAGGCTTGAGAATAGGAAAAGAATGGTAAACGGTCATATGCGTTCTTATCATATTGCAGATAAAATGAATGTGTCTTTTTCTTATAATTTAATCCCTTCCAGATCTTTTGATGGAGACCCAGAATTTAACACAAGCGGAATTGCAACAGATCTTTCATTAACAGAATATACAGTAGATGGTGGTGCTGGTGGAGCAGAACTTCTAGAGTGGTACAGCTTAAATCCTGGATCTTTTTACATGTTCTTATCTTATGATAAGCCTCAAAATTTTATTGCAGGAATCTATCAAAACCTTGATAAATACTCCGATGTCTTAGAAGTTTTTATTTCAGACTTTAGTTATAATGTTATTAAAAGAGGCGGAACTAACCACGACCTTTGGGATATTTCTATTTCTCTTGAGGAAGTCTAATGTTTTTAGATACAGACTTAATAGATTATATAGAAGCAAACAATAGTATTGATGTAGATTCTTTAGTTATTGCTGAATGGAACCAAAATGATTTATTAAACCTTGACAATTATGGAAACTATAGATTTAGACCAGATAGTGCAAGTGTTGTTTACAGAACTTTATACCCAGAGTATGACTCTCAAGATAATGCAGATGTTTATACAAATGCTTTAGATTCTAATTATATTTCTCAATATAAAACAGAAGATCCAAATGAACCTTTAACATTTAGCTCAGGAGAAACAAGTAGAGAACTTTACTACTCTTTAAAAGATTGTGTTAAACCATTTAGACCAAGGTCTGGAATTAATAAGATTCTTTATTTTGAAGAAATAAATATAGCTAGTACAAAATTTGTAGACAGTATTAGGTCTGGAAGAAGACCAAGATATTATTTTTGTTCAAGATTTGATAAGTTTAAGTATTGGAACTCTTACAGAAAAGAAAATGGACAAGAGTTTGGCATATCAAGTCGTTCTGCCACCTTCTTTACCGAGGGAGACCCGTCTTACAAAATACAAGATTGTGCTCCTTTTGTTGTTTATAAAGATGAAGTTGCCACAAATAGAATAGTTGTAAAGATGCAGACTAACTTAGCAGATCCAACAGCTGTTGGAATTAATGGAGAATTTTTAGTTCCAGGAACAATTAGAGTTGGCAATCAAATAATTGAAGATCCACTTCAAGATATAGCACATTCATCTGTTCCAAAAAAATGGAAAATTCAATATCTTAATATTGACAGTAACTGGATAGATGCAATAAGTTTTAGTGAAAATTCTACAAGAAGAGATGGTTCAAGAATTGTTCCTTGGGATGGTCATGTAGAAGTTTATTATGGAGTAAAGATTCCAGAGCAGTTTAAAACAAATTTTCATCTATATGAATACGTTGATACGATAGAACAGTTACCAGATACAAGTATCTATAATGTTGGATTAAGAGTTAAAGATGGAGACTCTTATATAGTTGGAAGCTCAAGTTTTGATCCAGGAACATTATATGTTTGGAGTGAAGAAGATGAAGAATGGAAAACTTATAGCGTAGAATATGGATTTTCATTATTAGAAGAAGATGATACAAAAAGAATTGGGTTAGTTAAAAAAATATTAAGTCCAAGCTATTTTAATACTGGAAGTCATGATATTTATAGAGAGTTTGCTTTTATTAAAGGAATTAGAGTTGTTGTAGAAACAATGTATGCTCCAAATAATGCATTTGAATTAATCGAGTTATCTCCAAGATTAAAGGTTGACATAACAAACTATGTTTTAGATTATGAAATTAATAAAAATATTATGGCAACAGATTTTGGTCTTCCAGTTGGTGGACTTGTAGCTTCAACTGGAACGATTAATTTATCAAATCACGATGGAGCATTTACAGAGCTAAATGTTTTTGGTATTGCAAATAGAGATGGAAGTATTATTGCCAATATTCTTAAGCCACAAATTAAGTTTGATTTTTATGAATCTATTTTAGACGTTAATGGATATGATAAGTTTATTCCATTAAAAACATTTTTCTCAGAAAATTCTGCAGTTGCTACCAGTGGTATGCAAGACGTTTCATTAAACCTAAGAGATGCATACTTTTTATTTGAATCTAATAATGCTACCTCTATATTTTTACAGAACTCTACTCTTACAAAAGCCGTAGCACTACTTCTGGACAATATTGGATTTAGTAATTATATATTTAAAAACATTAATACTGCAAATGATCCAGTAATTCCATTTTTCTTTGTTGAGCCAGACGCTTCTGTTTCAGAAGTTTTACAAAGACTTGCACAGGCTACTCAGACTGCAATGTTCTTTGATGAGTATAACAACTTTGTAATTATGCCAAAAGAATATCTGATGCCAGAGGTATCTGTAAGAGATGACAACTCTGCAATTTCTGATAGGCTAACAACTCTTTATGGACAAAAAACTAATGCCATTGTTCCAAACATTGAGGCAATTGCGGGATTTGAAACAAAAATATTAAATGATGGCAAAATTAATTATACGACTAGATATATACAAAGAGAAGTATCTAAGCTAGAGCAAGCAAGTTTAAGTCTTAGTGAAAGAACTTACGGATATAAAAGTGCAATACTTTGGGAACTTGGAGATCAACAAGAGACTAGAACCATAAACCAGCCAACAGCAAATGTTGGATACGCACTTGGAGCAGTTCCATTGGGAACTAGCCTTGGAAGTGCAGTGCCAACGGTATTAAATAGTGAGATAGTAGATAATACAATTGATGTTGGAGAAAGTGCTTTTTGGCTGCCAAGATTCCAGGGGTATCTATTTGCTAATGGAGAAATTATAAGATATGATGCACAAGAGTATAACGTTTCTGGAATAGGAGAAGTTTGGATAACAAACAATAATGAGTACCAGAAATACTTTTCTAAGCTAGTCTTTAATGGAAAAATGATTTTAACAGGAAGGCTTAGAATATACACAGAACCATATTATGAAAATGCATCAGGGGCTGACTTTGATAATTTGGAAGAAAATGTAAAGTATAAAAATGGAGAAGTAAGGTCTCACGGTAGAGGTCAATTTGGAACAGCTATTACAGCCCACAGTGCTGGAATAAATTCTTATTGGGAAGATTCAAATAATAAAAAATCTTTTAGGATGGATTCTGAAAATATATTTAGCTCTACTCCAACAGAATTTATTTCTTATAATCCAATATCTGCTTCAGTTGCAGCAAGCCCTCTTGGTAACGATACAAATTCACAAGGGAAGTCTTTAATAACTGGTAAGATTGCTAATTTTATGAAAAAGTCAACAAGGTCAGAGGGTTTTTCTAGTCATAACCAACAAGAAGTTGCAGGAATTCAATCATCTGCATTAGTGTTTAATGGACCATACCCAGTGGATGCCTTACAAGGTACAGGACTATCTGGAACAAGTAGTAAAGATTTAGTAAATTATGTTTATAAAGATTTAGATACAGATTATAGACACGTTGGAACAAGGATGAGAATTATTGGAAAAATTATAGATGATAAAACTCAATCTGCTTTAAATTCAATAGATCTTTTTACAATTGGTAAAAAAACTGAAGATGGTAACACCACAACTCTTTCTGGGGGTGCTGGTGGAATTGGATATATGATTGATACAGATACAAATTCTGGATACTATCTTGAAATAGCGTCCATGACTGAAGATATCCTTAAATACTATGGCTCAGATCAAAGTGAAAATGGAGTACCTTTTAGACTAAATCAAAACAACGAGTTAGTTTCAACTTCTGGACTTGTTCCAGATGATCAAGTTCTTGAAAATATAATTTTTTATAAAGTAGAAAGAACTCCATACTCTACACAAGTATCTGGAAAAATAGACATTGCAGTTCCTAAAAAACTTTTTGGGTATCTTGCAAGAATTCTTGTTGACGAGGGAAAGTTTATTGGATCTGATAGATTAAACTCTCAAGAGGCAGCCGTCTATGACCTATCTTTAGATGCCGAAGTTCTTAAAAATAATAACGGCACAATTTATAGAATTGATTTTAGCATATATTTAAACAATAGATTGCTTGGAAAAGTTTCTGACAATAATCCTTTACAAATGCCAAGCAGTGGTTTAAAAACTTGCTTATTTACAAGAGGATCTACTAAATGTATGTTTGAAAATATTTTTGCTTTAAAAAATACAAAACAAGAAGACGTTTCTTTGGCAGAAAAAGTAAAGAATGTAGTCTCTGCTGATTCTCTAAGAAAATATTCTCTTCCAGCAGTAATTCAAAACACCTACCTATCTTCTATTGGAACAGAGACAAAGCCAACAGTAGATTTTTATTATGAAGAATTTGGAACAATTATGAGAGAGTGTGCTTATTTTAATATTAAATATGACCAAGCATACCCAGCATTGATAGCAAAGATTGTTCCTCCATTTACTGTAGAAAAATCTTATCAAGTTTCAGGATTTTTGCCAGGATCTTATGGAGCTGAATTCTTAATCTTTAATACAACAGACAAGGCAATAGATTTAAGTGAGAGTTCTACAAATAGAATTATGATTCAAGGAATTACATTTACTCAAAATATTTCTAATGTTTTAACAGTTGACGACTACTTTAGAGAATTGTCAAACTTCTCTGATCCAGTTATTACTAACAATAATTTAATTGTTTCTCCAGGAAGATCTGAAAAAATATATGATAATATTAAAAATAGCAGATCCATCTATGGAAATAAATCATTTTCATTAGATTCTATGTATATTCAAAATGAAGACTCTGCAAAAGATATTATGAAGTGGATTCTTGATAAAACTATTAGACCAAGAAAGGTGTTTGAAATAGATACTTTTGCAACAGCACATATTCAACTTGGAGATATTGTTAAAATTAATTTTGATTTACCAGAGGGTGTTAAGATGGTTGATGAAAATAAAAGATTTGTTGTAATATCTGCTCAATACGGAAGATCTTCTTCAGATGTTAAAAGTCAATTAAGGGTAATGGAGGTTTAAAATGGCTATCAAGAAAGAGTCTGGGGGAAGTCCAGCTCCCAAAAAAGCTCCTGCTCAAGCAGCTAAAGCCCAAGCTTCAGAAACTAAACAACAGGCTGCTGTTGAAAAAAAATATACCGCTCCTACAAAAAATAAAGGAGAAGGCTCAAAAGCAGCCTCTGATGCTGTCTTGGCAGCAGCACAAAAAGTTCCAGTAAGAGATGCTCACACTCCTATTCCCATACCCGCTCCATATGTAGGACATTATGGACAGACTGCACCCCCTGTAACCAATATATCAAAAAAAGAAGATACAAAAGGAGGGGGTGGTACTGGAAAACAAGAGCCTAATAATGTAGTTGTTCAGCCACCTATGGATCCAACCCCAGATATTCCTAAACAGAATCCAATTACCGATGACGTTGTTAGAGTAGCACCAAGAAATGTTACAGACATAGCTTCCTTAGTTCCACAGCTTAATGCAGAGCATATTGCAAAGATTCTTTTTGAAAATGTATCTGCAATAGAATTATCAATAGTTGAAAGACATGACACTATTGAAGGAATTAATCAAAAATACTCTATTATTTCAAACCTGGCTGAAGTTAGAAAAAAGTATGACACGGTAAAACAATTAAGTATTATGGATAAGTTTAAGCCTCTTACAAGCATTTATACAATTAACATTCAAGATAAGATACCTCAAGAAGACTATATTATCTTAGAAAATTTAGATTCAACTTATCAGTATCTTGATGAAAATAATCAAATAGTTACTCGTGAAAAAGGGTATTACTATATTGACACAAATGGTGATTTAGTTATAGAGCTTATTAATTTAGAAAAAAATCAGCAGGTAGAGGTTTTAATAGACACAAATGGTACAATATATAAGGTGGAATCATGATTACAACAAATGGTAAAAATATTATAGCAAAATATCTTTTAAACCAAGCTCCAGAATTTGCAAGTCATATTGCAGTTGGTATTGGTGGACAAGCTTATCCAACATCTTCTTCTGCAACATTTTCTTTAGATGCAGATTCTTTAGAATTTGAAGTAGCAAGAGTTCCAATTTTATCAAAAGGTCTTTTAAAAGAAGATGGTCAAGAAAAAATTGTTTTTAAAGCAGAGCTTCCCGTTGAACAAAGATATAAAATAACTGAGCTTGGATTGTATCCAGCAGCAGCAAATGCAGTAGCTGGAAATTTTGACAGCAGAATTATATCAACATTTAGCAATGCAGAGCCTTGGGCATATTCCAATAACCAAGATGACTCTGGAGCTGTTGCATACATAGGTCCTCTTTTAATTGACACCGTAATTCCTGGGGACATTGAAACCTTGTTAGGAAGTTATATATTAGAAGACTTTGTTTTTATAAATAGCAACTCTCCAATATTTGAATATTCAGAGAGAATAAACAGGGGAGAGCCTCCAAGATATTTAGACAAAAGTCTCCTTGTTTCTGGAAGTACCTCTGTAGTTTCTGGAGTATCTGCAAGCTCTTCCTTAATAAATGCCTCTAGCAGTGCTTCATATTATATTGAAAATAATTCTATTAGCTTAAACTTGGGAAAAAATTTACCAACAGATCAAATAAAACTAGCATTTTCAGTAATTAGTACTGCTAGATCTGCACCAGCACCAGATAATGTTAAAATTAGGCTAGAGTTTTTAAATAATTCAACAACATCTACGTCAACGGCTTATGTAAATATTGCACTTGAAGATACAGATATAGAGTCAATGAGATATCAAGTTGTTACAAAAAGTTTGTCAGATTTTACAACAGATCAAAACTTTTCTTGGAGCTCTGTAAATGGTATAAGAATTTATACTTGCATTCATAATAATTCTAATGTTCAAACTGGAGGACATTTTGTACTTTATGATGGAATAAGATTTGAAAATATTTCTAGCTATAACCCCCTGTACTCCCTCGTTTCTGGCGAATATATAAAAACGTTAGATCAAAATCCAATTTTAAAAAGAGAAAATTCTACAAGCTATATAGAATATAGGTTTGGCATAGGAGTATCCTAATGGCAGAGATAAGAATTCCTGTAGAAAAATTATCGCCACCAGATAAAAATGGAGATCATGCTTTTCAATTTAGAATTATATCTGTTGATAAAAACCAGTGGTCAGCTTGGTCACAGCTTTATATACTTAAAAGCCTTGGTCAATATAGACCTTTGGAATCAGATGTTACTGTAGTAATTTCTTCAGAAGAAGTAGGTCTAACTTGGGATACTCCAACAATTTATAATTATAATTCTGCTTCAGCCACTAGTGCATCTATAGCTCACAATCATTCACAAAATTTTAAACAACATGATACAGATGTTTTTGTTCAGTGGGGATCTGGATCAGCAATGGGTAATTTTGAATACTATGACAGAATAGTTTCAGATACAACAAACATTATAATACCAGGGGGGTCTGCTTCAGTAAGAGCCATTGGAACTGTTGCATTAAAAGATATTCCTAAAATAGGAATTTTTGAATCAGCATCAGCTTCTTATCAACCAAGACTTGATGAATATTTAGGAATTTCTGGATCAGTACAAGGAGTGTATGATTTATTTAAAATATTTGATACTGGAGCAATATCTTTAACTGTGTAAGAATTACTTACCTGATATAATTAACTAGGAGAAAAAAATGGCACAAATTGAATTACCAGATAGAGGTCAGCCACTTGACATATCTTATTTATTTAGAATAGCTCAAGAAATAAATAGAGTCTCAGACTTGTTTGTTAGCACTTTTTCAAAAATTAAATATAGGGATACCCCTACACCATCTAACACATCAACATCAAATATAGTCTTTTATGCAGAGACTCAAAAAATTATTGATGCAAATTTATCTGTTCAGTCAAATGCCCCAGCATTATTTGACTACTCTGGAATATTTAAAACTACCCCAGTAGTCACATGCTCAGTAACTTCTGTAACTGGTGTATCAAACTTGTATCCAGTTTTGAGTGGAGTAACTCAAAACTCTTGTCAGATAAATGTATTTTCATCAGCAACTTCTGGAGCATTCTCTGCTGACGTTTCAATAATTGCAATTGGTGAAAGAATTATTTCTTAGGTCGGCAACATGTCTCAACCACAGGATAAAATAAATCCTTGCAAAAAAATATTTTTCATAAACAAAGAACTTGTAAAAGTTTTTCATATTAACAAAAGCAGCAACATTGTTAATTTTTTTAATGTAACTCAGGGTAAAGAACAGAGTATGCTGTATTCAGATTTTAAAAAGCATAGGAAAAGAGCTTATTCAATTGCAAATACTGCAAGAATTTTAAATAGATCAAGAGTACAGTTTCAAAGAATAATTGCAAAGGGTTTGATTCCTGAGCCAATTGGTGATAGTATTGGTGGAGAAAGAGGTTTTCAAATTAATGCGTATTATTCTGAAGATCATATTTTTGAGATTAGAGACATTATGGCAACTGTACACGGTGGTAGACCGAGAAAAGACGGTAAGATTACCCCTAGAAACGTCCTAACAGAGCAAGACTTGCGTTCTAGAATGGGAGATGCTATAATGCTTTATACGAAGACATCGGATGGGCGTTTCATTCCGACTTGGCAAGAAGAGACATGGTAGGAGACCAAAATGTCAGAAACAACAAATGTTTCAGTAACACTAGGATATACCCTAAACCTTGGAAATTTTCAAAGTCTTAGGATTGATTTAGGAATTACAGATTTTGTCCGTAATGGAGAAAATACAGATCAGGCTCTTGATAGAGTTTATGAATTTGTAGAAAACAAGGTAATTCAAAAGGTAGAAGAAGCAAAGAAAGAATTAGAGGATTAGTGGCTGAGAAGAAAGATCGCTTTGCACTAATATCTAGATATAAAAAATTAATAAAAGAAAAAAACTTAACAGAAGAAAATATAAACATACACATTCAGCAATGGGCTGCAGACTCATTGATTGAATCATATGGTATAGAGCAAAGTTATGATCTAATTGAATATTATGTGGGCGTATCTGCATCTCCAACTTGGAAATGGTTGGTAGACAATGCTCATAAAGTTTATGATGCAAAAAAAATAAAAGAAGATGATGATGTAGCTAGAAGGCTACTAAGGGTACAAGCAAAGGAATGGCTAGATAAGTAATGTCTGATTTGGAAGCAAAGGTACTGTCTGCGGTTTTAAATGATAAGCAAATTCATGTGCTATTTCAAGCGAACCCCGATACTTTGTTTAGAACTCATAAAGATGTTTGGGATTTTGTAAAAAACTATTATGAGCAAAATTCAATTGTTCCAACAAAGTCACTTCTGATAGAAAAGTTTAGAGACTTTCAACCAGTAGGTGAGATTGGTACAACAAAACATCATCTAGAAGAGTTAAGAATACAATTTCTTGAAGATAATTTAAGAAATGCATTAATGACTAGTGCAAAACAATTGAATGATCATCAACCAATTGAAGCTCTTAATTCAATAATTTCAAAAACATCTGATCTTAAAAGAATTAGTTCTGATGTAAGAGATATTGATGCAACAGATGTAGAAGATGCTTCTGCACACTTTATACAAATTAAGGAGTTAAGTGAAAAAGGTATCCACGGCGTTAGAACAAATCTTGCAGGTTTTGATAACTATTTACCTGGTGGCATTGCTCCTGGTCAGTTTGGTATTCTTCTTGCTTATCCTGCCATTGGGAAGTCTTGGCTCGCTATTTTTATGGCGGTACAAGCGTGGAAAGCTGGGAAGAAACCTTTAATAGTTTCTCTTGAAATGACAGAGAAAGAAGTAAGAAATCGTGTCTATACGATTATGGCTGAAGGATATTTTTCACATAGAAAATTAAGTGCAGGTCTAATTGATATTGAAGGCTTTGAAAATTGGGCTAAACAACATTTGAAAGATAAGCCACCATTTTATATTATTTCTAATGACGGTATGGCAGACGTGTCTCCTTCTGTTATTAGAGGAAAGATAGATCAGTATTCTCCAGACGTTGTATTTGTTGATTATATTCAGTTAATGAATTCAAATCAAGGAGGCGAGAATGAAGTTGTAAAGATTAAAAATATCTCTAGAGAATTAAAAGTTCTTGCAATTTCTTCACAAGTTCCAATTGTTGCAATTGCATCTGCTACACCAGATAATGCAACCGATATGAACAGCGTTCCCTCCCTTGGTCAGGTAGCCTGGTCAAAGCAATTAGCTTATGATGCTGACTGGGTTTTAGCACTTGGTCGTGCTACTGGAAGTACAATTCTTGAATGTGTATTTAGAAAAAACCGTCATGGCTTTTGTGGGGAATTTATGGTAGACATTGATTTTGACTCAGGTCGCTTTATTTATAAGGATTTTGAATAAAACTAGTTAATTCCATTGATATAATTGATGGTATGTACGCTCATAAGTCAATAAAAAGATTTAGCCTTGATGGTGAAATTTATGATGACTCCCACATTGTAAGACTTAAAGAGCAATATTACGGCATGATTGTTGCTGGAATGAGATCTGATGGATATGTTCCAAGGTATGATATTGACACAGACTTTACAATTAGCTATAATGGTAAGACATTTAATTTTGAAATATCAATATACGGTGTATATGTAGGAAAGAGAACAGCAGAGTGTATAGCAGGGATAGACAGAAACAAGCCAGTGATGGCTACTTCTACTCAGAGGATCAAGTCAGAAGAAGTCTGCTAACTGCAGGTATTGATGTAGTCTACGAAGTAGAATCTGACTTCATAATCTTTTGTCCTTATCATAATAACTATAGATCTCCTGCTGCAGAAATTTCAAAAGAAAGCGGATTGTTTTATTGCTTTGGATGTCAAGAATCTCATTCACTTATTGAAGTAATAATGCATGTAACTAAAAGGTCATACTTTGAATCTGCAAGAATGGTTGACTCTAAATCAGATAAGGCTAATTTTATTGAAGCCCTTGAATCAAAGCTTGATAAAAAACCAGACTTTGTAGAGTTTGATAGCGAAGTAATTAAAAGACTAAATGATTCTGCATTGAATTCACAAAGGGCTGCACAGTATTACATTGGCAGAGGAATCACTAAAGATAGTGTTGAAAAGTATCTACTTGGATACTCTCAAAGTCAAGACATGGTTACAATCCCTGTACATTCTCCTGACGGAATATGTTTAGGATTTGTTGGAAGGTCTATAGAAGGAAAAGAATTTAAGAATACTTTAGGACTTCCAAAAGCAAAGACTATGTTTAATTTATTTAGAGCAAAAAGATTTGATAAGGTATTTGTTGTTGAGTCATCCTTTGATGCAATACGTCTAGAACAGGCAGGAGCACACGCTGTAGCCACTTTAGGAGCCTCTGTGTCAGGTAAACAGAGGGAACTTTTAAAACAGTATTTTAATAATGTAATTATTTTAGGAGATAATGATGATGCAGGAAAAGAGATGGCAAAGAAACTATCTAACATACTTGGCTCAAGTGCAACCAATGCAACTCTTCCAGAATCAGTAAAAGATGTATCAGATTTATCAGATGAAGACTTAAAAAAGTTTGTGTCACAATTTGACGATCTAGTAGCAAATGTGTTACAATAGTACGACTGTCCACTTATAGGACAAAATATTAGGAGAAATAGTATGGCAATTGTAAAAGGGCTAAAAAATATCGAAGCAATGCTAGATAAGCCAAAATTTGATAATAACGGTCCACGAGTAACGTGGCTTAAGCTAGAAGATAGTCAGAGTGTATCTGTTCGTTTTGTAAATGAACTTGATGGAGACTCACCAAGCTATGACGAAAAGAATGGTCTTGCCATTGTTGTTTCTGAGCACACAAATCCAAAAGATTATAAGCGTAAAGCAGCATGTTCTGCTGAAAGCGAAGGTCGTTGCTTTGGTTGTGAAATGCACAGAAAAGACATGAAGGCTGGATGGAGAGCCCGTCTACGTTTCTATATCAACGTCTTAGTTGATGATGGAGTAAATGACCCACACATTGCTGTATGGAGCATGGGCGTTGCAAAGTCTGCAACATTTGATACAATTCGTGAATATGTTCAAGACTCGCAAAGTCTTTCAAGCATGACTTGGAAGCTAAAGCGAAATGGTAAGGGAACTGAGACAACCTATATTCTAATTCCAATTAAACAGGATGAAGAAAAGTTTGATTGGTCTAAGCACGAGATTCCAGACCTTGAAGCAGTTGTAAAAGAAGTTCCTTACGCTGAGCAAGAGTCTTTCTATCTTGGCTTTGACAATCCATCCGTATCTACTTCTGTAGATTGGTAATTGCGGTGGGGGAGAGGTACTCCCCCACCCTTTATAACTGAAAGGTTAAAATGACTTACGTCCCACTGCACGTTCATACACACTACTCCTTGATGGATGGTGTTGCAACTCCAGAAGAGTATGCTAAACGTGCTTCTGATATCGGACTATCAGCAATTGCAATAACTGACCACGGCGTTCTGTCTGGTCACAGACCTATGTACAGGGCTGCAAAAGCAAATGGTATTAAACCAATTTTGGGTATTGAAGGATATATAACTGCAGATAGATTTGATAATAGAGATAAATCTGAAAGAACAGATCCCTTGGATATGGTATATAACCATATTGTTCTTCTTGCAAAAAATGACAAGGGCTTAGAAAATTTAAATAAACTTAATGAACTTGCTTGGACTGAAGGATTCTATAGAAAACCAAGAATTGATTTTGAGATACTATCAAAGTATAAAGAAGGTGTAATAGTTTTATCAGCTTGCATGAGTGGACTTCTTGCAAAAGCAATTGAATATAAAGAATATGCTGCTGCAAAAAAACATATGACATGGTTTAAAGAAACTTTTGGTGATGATTTTTATGTAGAACTTATGCCACACAACTCTGCAGAATTAAATAAAGAATTACTTGAAATGGCTGACATTTATGGTGTAAAGCCAGTAGTAACACCTGACTGCCACCACTCTGACAAAAGTCAAAAAGTAATTCAAGAAATGATGCTGCTTTTAAATACACACGCAAAGATTAATAAAGAAGCTACCTTTGACAAGGCATCAAAGATTGAAGACCCTATGAAAAGACTTGACTATTTATATGGTGAAGATAGAATGATGAGCTTTAGAAGTTTTGATATTCATTTACTTTCTTATGAAGAAATTAAAACAGCAATGCTGCAGCAAGGAATTAAGCGTGAAGATATTTATGAAAATACTGTTGAGATTGCAAACAAGGTAGAAGAATATACTATTAAAAGTAATCTAGATCTTCTTCCAATAAAGGTTGAAGATCCTGATAATGAATTGCTTGCACTTACTTCTAGAGGTCTAGTTCTAAGAGGTCTTTCTGAAAATAAAGAATATTTAGATAGATTAAATTTAGAGCTTGAAGTTATTAAGAGTAAAAACTTTTCACCCTATTTTTTGGTTGTTCATAATATGCTTAGCTGGGCAAAAGATCAGGGAATCATGGTGGGTCCAGGTCGTGGTTCAGCAGCAGGTTCTTTAGTTTGTTATGCATTAGGAATTACAGAAATTGATCCAATTGAATACGGTCTTTTGTTTTTCCGTTTTATTAATCCAGACAGAGATGATTTTCCTGATATTGATTCTGATATAGCAGACGATAGAAGAGATGAAGTAAAAGCATATCTTGAACGTGAGTATAAAAATGTTGCATCTATTGCTACGTTCCTTGCATTTAAAGATAAAGGCGTTGTGAGAGATGTTGCTAGGGCATTTAACATTCCCCTTAATGACGTTAATAAAGTTCTTAAAGGCGTAGATAGTTGGGATGATTTTACAAGATCAGCCAATGCTCAATGGTTTAGAATGAAGTATCCAGAGATTGTTAAGTATGGAGAGCAACTTCGTGGAAGAATTCGTGGAACTGGTATTCATGCTGCAGGTGTGGTTACTGCAAAAGATTCAATCTTTAAGTATGCACCACTTGAAACACGAATTGCTCCAGGAAGTAAAGAAAGAATTCCCGTAGTTGCAGTAGACATGGAAGAGGCTGCAGAAATTGGTCTAATCAAGCTTGACGTACTTGGTCTAAAAACTCTTACTGTAATTGATCAGACTATTAAAACAATTAAAGAACGCCACGGTACAGACATAAACCTGAAGCAGATACCGCTAAATGACAAGAAAGTCTTTGAGATGCTCTCTGAGGGGCGTACAAAGGGTGTTTTTCAGTGTGAAGCAACTCCCTATACAAACCTTTTGGTTAAGATGAGAGTCAGTAACTTTGATGAACTTGTTGCATCAAACGCTCTTGTTCGTCCAGGTGCTATGAATACAATTGGAAAGTCATACATTGCCCGTAAGCATGGTAGGGAAATGGTTGAATATATCCATCCCTCTATGAATGATTATCTAAAAGATACTTATGGTTGTGTTTTATATCAAGAGCAAGTTATGCAAGCGTGTGTGGTTCTTGGTGGAATGACAATGGTTGAAGCTGATAAGGTTCGTAAGATTATTGGTAAGAAAAAAGATGCTAAAGAGTTTGATATTTTTAAAGATAAGTTTGTTAAGAATGCAGAAAAACATATTGGAATTAGAGCAAAAGATTTGTGGCATGACTTTGAAGCACACGCAGGTTATTCTTTTAACAAGTCTCACGCTGTTGCATATTCAACTTTGTCTTACTGGACTGCTTGGCTAAAATATAACTACCCTATTGAGTTTATGTTTTCATTGTTAAAGAGTGAAAAAGATAGTGACACTCGTACTGAATATTTAATTGAGTGCAAGCGTATGGGGCTGTCTTTAAAACTTCCACACGTTAACGAGTCTGACTCAGATTTTAAGATTGAGGGTAAGGGCATTAGGTTTGGACTTGCTGCAATCAAATGGCTTTCCGAAGGAGTCGCAGGTAAAATTATTTCAGGAAGACCTTTTGAATCTAAAGAGCAATTTAAAAACTTTGCTATAAAAAAGGGTAGTGGAATTAATTCAAGAGCAGTAGAAGCATTAGACCTCATTGGTGCTTTAACATTTGAAGATAATCCAAGAGATGAAATAAAAGTTAGAGATAATCTTTATGAGTATCTTAATCTTCCAGAATTAAATACCAGCGTTCCACAGCACTACTATGCATACATAGATCTTGTAGAAGATTTTGATGAACAAGGAGTTTTTGTTCTTCTTGGTATTGCAAAAAATATTAAGCGTGGCAAGGGCTGGTCAAGAGTAGAAATTATGGACTCTACTGGAGTAATTGGAATATTTGATG